AGCAGAAGGTGTTAAAACTAAATCTTCTGATTGTCCTAATAATTGAATACTTAAAACATCATCCGATCCAATTACTACACCAGAAGCTCCATCGACATCATATACATCTGAAAGCATTGTAGCTGCAACGATTGTATCTGTAGTAAGTATTTTCCCATCAGAAGTAATATCGCCTAATCCTGTGGCAATTCCAGTCACCCCAATATCCCAATCGCTCGTATTTATTGCCACCGTCTCAGTTCCTGCACCAATAGCAATTGCTGAACCATCAGCTTTAATTGAATCTAATTCAATATTTCCTACATTAGTAATATTTCCATCAGATAAATCAATTGAAGTTGTAAATGTCGGGGATGTAGAGAAAACCAAATTAGTTGATGTAGTTCCAGTAGCACCAGAAGCCGTATATCCAGTAATATTATTAAAAGATGTTATTGAAGCTGTTAAAGCATTAGTGCCTCCGTTTGCAACTGGTAATACACCTGTTACACCTGTTGTCATAGGTAAACCAGAGCAGCTTGTCAATATACCTGCTGATGGAGTTCCAAGTGTGGGGGTTACTAAAGTTGGAGATGTAGCCCTCACGGGTGCGCCTGTTCCTGTTGCTGTTGTCCAAACTGGTGCGCTTCCTGCGCCACCACCGACTAATATTTCAGTAGTAGCTCCGTTATCTAATGTTAATAATTCTGCATCAGTTATTGAACCATCACTACCATAAGTTGCTGCGCTTACTGTGCCGCTTGCTTTAATAGCTCCGGTAACATCAAGTTCAACTGTTGGAACGGCTGTTTTAATACCTACCAAACCATCTGGATTTAAATTAATGTCCCCCTCCGCTGCTGCCGCATCTACTGTAGCAATTGTTAATGCTCCATCGGCTGCAACCGTTGCAGTTGCGTAATTAGTTGCATCATAATTTAACCTTAATTGTTCTGTAGTGGCAGTCGTGCTAATTTTACCTGTGCCTGTAATTGTTGTTCCACTTATTGCGCCTGTTGATGTAATAGCTCCTATCCCGGTCATTGCTCCAGTTGCATCAATAGCCCAATCACTTGATGTAATTGCGGTTGTACTTCCTGCATCTCCTAAAGTTAAAGCTCCAGTTCCCCCAGCCGCAATCGTTAAAGCTGCATCGGCATTATTATCAGCACTTGTTATCGTTACAGTTCCGGCGGTTGCCCTTGATACTGTTAATGTACCTGAATTAGCAGGTATATCATAAGCGTTACTAGTTTTAACCTCGAAAACATCAATTAAAGTTTGTTGAGTTGCTCCACTTGCTACAAATTCAACTTTCAAATAATTATAATTAATTGGCGATGTACTTGTAATTGATCCGTCATCACTATCGGAGGTCCAAGTTATAGCCGAACCGATTGCAACCCATGAGCTAGTTGATGTTACTTTTCCATAAGCTGTAATAGTTACTGAAGGGGTTCCTGAAACATCTTCTAATCCAATTGTGAAAACTTGGTTTTGTGCGTATTTCTGCCTATTTTCTATCGTGAAAGTAGTTGTTTCGCTAGTATTTGTCGTGTCGCTTGCATCTAAAGATACTGGCCTTAATTCTGTGTAACCAGTCCTAATACTTAATGTTCTATCTGCTGCATTACTGATTAATGCTGCAAAAATCAGTAATATTAATATAGTATATTTTTTCATATTACTATACATATATAAGTGCATTCCAATCAGTATCTACAGAATCAGAATATATTACAGCCGCCTTGTCACGTACTGCAAATGCTATTCTAACTTTTACAATAACAGTTTTTTGTCCTTCAGTGGCATCGGTTCCATTATAAAGAATCTCTAATGTCATTTCTTTACGTTTACCAATTATCAATTGTTTAGTATCGACAACTGCCATTGTGTCGGCTGTAATCCCGGTTGATTCAAAAATCCTTAATCCGTTTACAAAAACAGGTCTACCTATATTATCAAAAGACACTCTTCTATCACTAACTGAGTTATTTAATAGGTCTTTCAATTGACTGAGAATAGTCACTTCCTGGGGATTCATAATTATTGCATTCGGAATATATTTATTTGCCTTGCATTCATCCGCCATAATACCAATAAGATCAATAATATTTGCTCCAGGTATAGCTGCTGCATAAGCAGTACCAGAATAATCAGTATGCTTATTTGCCGTAAACAAACCAGCCAACGCCGTTGAATCATCTCCGGCAGTTCCTAAAATCTGACCATCAATATTGTCAAGAATTTTATCAGGAAATACAATTGCAATTTCATCTAATGCTTCAGGAAGATCATCTAATGTTTCATCAGATAAAGTACCATATGTTGAAATATAAAACGCTTTAAATTCAACGGTTTTAAGTAAGAAGCTTGATTGACTTGGTGCTGATCCTTCTGTTTTTGTACCAGCTCCATCAGAATAACTATACGCAACCATCACAGACATATATGCTTTAGATATTCCTTTTGATGGCATCCATTCCATTACATGAGGATAAATTGTAAGAGGTATTCCAACTCTTGTAGGGTCAAGTTCAGTTAAGCGAACAGTAGCTACATTTGATTGGACAATATTACTCTCTAACATATCAACCGCTTTCATTGTGAAAACAGGAGAGGTGTTATTGCCTTTTTCGGTAAAATAATCTTTTAAAGATAGCCTGTGACCGTTATCGTCATTTTTTTCTGTAAGGACATCTTTCTTTTCCATTATTGCTTCTTCTAAGGCTTTCCTAAAAGTTCTTGGAGCTTTATTAGTATTGCCGTTTTCTTGCATTCCTTTTACAGCTAATCCAATTTCCTCAATTGATTTTTCAGCTTTTGCCTGTGCTTCAATCATTTTGGCTACTGAATCATTTAGTTTTTTCATGCCTTCGTTGTCAAGATTATCAGCAATTTGCTTATTAATCTCATCAACTTTTTTATTCAATTGCTTTTCTGTTATTGATTCTTTTTTCGAATCATCTAACATTTTTTGCACCTTACTTTCTATATCGGAAAGCAAAGCCGCTTTTTCTTGCTCGTCTTTTACTTTTTGAGCTTCAATCTCTTCTTTTGTCATTTTTTAAAATTTAAATTGTTTCTTAAAAATTCATATTTGCTTTGAGTGCTTTCATTTAGCGGCTCTATTTTTTCTTGAGTGGATTGCTCCGGCTCATTATATAATTTTTGAGTGTCTTTTAAAGACGGCTCATAATTTTTTACCCATAAAGTAGGCGTTACGCTATTACTTCCGAATACAACTGCACTGCCCTCTCTCTTTTTAGCTTCGTAAACAACCCAGAAATAACCATATTCATCAGCTACATCTGGATTAACAGCTTTCTTTTTCATTTCTTCAAAAAATGCCATTTGCTTTTCGCTTTGTTCATCATAATATGCCAAATCTATATTTACATAAATCATCCCTATAGAATGTTGCTTCACATCACCATTTATATAAGTATCAAACATAAATGGCATTTTAGATTTTTCGAGTATAAATTCGTTTATATTTATTGTCGTTTTAAAATCAATATCTAATCCTATTTTATTAAAATTTGTTTTTTCATTATAACTTTTTGCTTTACTTGATATTACATTTTCAAATTCAGCTTTATGTTGTTTTAAATGGTAAGAATAAGGATTATCACTAACCGTTTTATTCCATATTTCTGGCATGTGTAAATCTAAATGACTATCAATAATATTTGTTGAGTTTATTACAGATTTCACATGTATTATATCAGATGTTATATTCTCAATTACTGGTTCATATTCTTTTGTGGTTATATTATCAATAAGTGCTGATGAATTAGTTTTATATTCAGACATTTTGATTTGTCTCATTTCATCAAAATTATTTTTAATAAAACGTGTTTGATCCATTTTAGTCTCAAACTTTTTGTCTGGAAATTGTTTTATGATATAATTCATAGCTTTATTTTTTAATTATTTTACCCTCATTTAAAGCTTTTTTCTTTTTCTTATCAAGCTTTTTAATTTTTTCAATTTCTTCTTTTGTCAATTTAGTTTTCATTGTTATTTTCTTTTGATTTTAATCCTCGACCTGTTGGTTTTAAACCTTGGGATATTAAAACGTCATCTCCGGTAACTAACCCTTCGTTATATAAAGCCAACATCCTATTATTTTGCTTTGTTAATATATCTTCTTTGGTACTTAAATTTTCTTGTAATACTTCTATTTTACTATAATCAGGAACTATCCATTTATTATTTTCAGCTAATCCGAAATCAATAGATTGCGTTTCTCTATAATCTTCAACCATCGGCTGAATTATAGAGTTATATAATTGCTTAAGCGTTTCAGCTCCATTCCTTAACAAGGCAACTCGGTTATCCATTAATAAAGAAGGGGGAAAACCTCCTATTGCTTTACATATTGCCCTAAAATCTGCTTCGTTATTTTCATTTATATTAAGGCTTCCAAAATCAGGTGATATATTCTGATAAGTCATATTATGATTCATAAATTTAAAAAGGCTTCCTCCTTTTTTTGCACCATAATTATATTTAAAATCATCTATTACTCTTTGCTTTTCTTTAGGGTCCAATATAGCACCATCAGGATCGTTATTAATAAACATGCCCCAAGCTCCACGATTTATATAAAAATGATATTTAGTCTCATAACCTTCTTTGATTGTCTTTGTAGCCATGATAGCCGAGTAAGCCCTCGACTGCCCATAAGCATAGGCTCCATCATCAAAATTAAGTTGAGAATCTTTAAAATGACTTATATCTTTAGGGGCTATATTTTTAACGTTATTTATCCCATATTTAAGTTGGTAATATTTTATATAATTATCTCGAAAATCCACATTAGGATCAACTTTATCATATAACATCTTATCAAAAATAATATTAACATACTTAACAGGTAATAAATAAAGGTGATTTGCAAACTTCATACTTCCAATGCCTCTATGCATGTTCGTATAATTATCGCCAAATAATAAATAATTTATAAATGTCGTTCGTAAAAAATTTGTTGAACTTTGATAAGGGTTTGGTTTATCCAATATCTTATCTATCTCAGGTAGTTTTATTGGTATTTCTTCACCTTTAGTATTATAACTTACTGTTTTATATGGTATTTTTGCAGCTAAATTAGCGCAATACTTAATTGGTGATGATAATTCCGGAACTGAATTAAACATATCAAGTAATACCGTATCGCTTTTTGTTATTGATGTTTGATTACTTAATAAATTTAATTGAGATGAATTTGGAGTCCAACTTATATTTCTTTCTTGAAATGATTTTGTGGTAATATTATCTATCTTATCAAATAATTTTATTTCCATTCTGTTATTTTATTAGGTAAATAACAAAATATAGTAATAGTTAATAAGGTCCCAATGATTTGAAAACCTAAATAAACATCATACCAAATAGATATAAGTATAGCAGGAAGTATAAGGATAATAGATATATACGCAATAACCTCTAGTATTTTACGCATTTAATAATGCTTATTTTAATTTAGACTAAATAAATATAAGCAAAACTAAAACAAAAAAAACGAAATAGCAAATTATTTCGTTAATTTATTTAGAATTGTTCTAAATAATTTTTGTCTTCTGTTTTTTTTTCATAGTATTATTTTATTTTTCTAAGTTTCATATTTAGTATTTTTACAGATTCATATTATTACCGTCATGGCAAATATTTACCCACTACACGTATTTGAGTTAAAGAGTATCCTTCTTCATGTTTATTTGTTTTTACAAAAAAACCATAAGCCCCAGCCCATTCATGCGCCCCAGTTGGGAAATATGCGTCAAACTCGCCAAAACAGACAATTCCATATTCTGAATCATCCCAACTCGCAAATTCTCCCTTTACCTTGTCGCCTATCCTATATTTTATTCCATCTATTTCACAATAAATACTTGCCATAACAATAGATAAAATCCATTGCTTAAATTGTGCTAATTTGTTACGTAAGTATTTCATATTAAGTTTATTTTGTATTTGAACATTTGTTTTCTAAATCGCAACGTATCTTATCTGAACCGCCAATTAAGACGTACGGATAAACATTTCACACATTGTGCATCCGTATTGTGATTTTTTAAATATTGAGCATTTACGAAAATCGTTTTTCTCTTTGCAGTAATTTTCACTATCAACTACATTTGACAAATCCTCAATTCTATCACATTGCGATTTTAATCTTTCAGAAGTTCGGTTTTCCTCTTTGATACATCTTGCAATTAGGATAATTTCTTGTAATTCAGTTTTCATTTTGATTAAAATATTAACTGGCGGTAACACACAATAAAAAATATATGGGTGTTTGTGCCAAATTGTGCAGCTGTACCTTTAATTTGATTCAATGTATGCGGATAGGCTACTGCTTTAAATCCCATACATTTCTTATTGCCAACATTATACACAAGCGTAAGAAAGTTTCGTTCATTTAATCAACACCTGTGCAAACTTGCCATAATTATTTTTGCCCTCGCACATGTTCTACAAGTAAGTCCTGTATATAATTTTTAAGGTCTTTTTTTGCCTTTACTGCAAGTATTTGAAGCTTTTCAAGTACTTTGTTTTCTTCTGGTATATCTATTAGTTTTCGCATTTCCACATTTTTTCAATTTCACTTCCAGTTAGCGCATGTGCTTTTCTATTTTCATAGTATTTATCACACAATTCTTGTTGCTCAAATTTTGCAAGGTCATAGTTCCACCACGCCATTGCACTTTGTCTATATTTGCTCATGTTATTAAAAATTATCCCATTCAGAAATACTTCCACTATTGTTTTTCAATCTCAATCTTAGGTTTACAATTCCTTTTATATCATAAGTGCTTCTTACGTACTTGATAGCCGATTCCATTTTGTGAAATCCTAAACCAAAAACCTCTAATCTATTCCAAATATCACTATGTCCTAGCGCATATTCAACTTCAAAAATATCTTCCATAATCTTAGTATTAAATTTGTTTCTGTAAATATATAACATATATACGACATATACAAATAAAAATTATAGAAAATAACCCCTCCCTAAGAAAATAATTATTACTTTCGTGTTCCAAATGTAGGTAAGTGATTAAACGCCAGTGTATAACAACGCATAAAAATAAAAGCCTTTGGAAGCTTATTATTTCAAATTAACGTTGTAGTGTCGGCTTCAATTCTTATGCAAACCGTTATGGGCATTAACCACTTGTCGTAATCTATCAAATTCTTTATTGTCAAATAAATCATCGTCTGGATAAATTTCAAACTCATAAAGCTTTATTTGCTTATATTCTGGATACATATTTTCATACATCCAATTTTCAATCCAAGAGCTATTTTCAAATTCAGTTCTAATAGTATCTCCTTGGCATAAATTTATATAGCATAACAATTGCTGTTTATCTTCAAAATCTCCATAAAGCTTTTTGGTGTCAACAACTTGTTTTTTTGTTTCGTTTATAAAGTACATTTGAATACTCATATCACACAATGCCACATAACAATTTGTAAAAATAATAGCCTGCTATGTGGTCTTTTTAGAGCTATTATCGATTATTAAACTATTGTATTTCAATCAATATTTCTGCGTATTTACGGCTACTATTCTTATACCAACGTTATATGCAAGGCTACACCCGTTTAAATTCATAAGTTATATCCTTGTTTTCGTGCTGCGTAAAAATTACGTCATACTGTGGCACAGCATCGCCCTCTTTTAGTTTATCAAACATTTTTGAAACTCCATACATATACCAAGTATCATTTTCCCAATGCCTAAACTCTATATGCGTTGGGCGAAAATCTTTCATAAAAATACATAATCGTTCCCAATCATTTACATATAATTCATTGCTAATTTTTACTAATCCTTTATTCATCATTCAATCTTTATCTATCAATAGTTTCGCCAGCGCTAAATTCAATTTCTCTGTAATTTGTTTTCATTTTATATTATTTTAAGTTTTACAAGTTCATTAAAACAACGCTCAGTAGCTATCACATCATTAGCAGCATTATGAGCCTCAAATGTTTCACTAAATAGTTTAAAATATAGCTCTTCAAGTGTTGGAAACTTTGGTTTATTACTATTTTTTTGTTTAAGGCCGCAAAACTTAATAGTCTTCATCATTGTGTCTATTCGTTTATTTTTGTGTAGAGCAAAAATAAGACTATCAACATTACTATTATTATATAATCTTAAATAATTTGCCTTAATTATTGAAGTATCGAAATAAATGTTATGACCAATTATCTTATCAGCTATTAAACAATTTTTAATAAATTCTAAAAAAACTAATCCAAAATCAACACCCGTTTTATTAGCTATTTCATTTGTTATACCATGTATTTTAGTTGATTCAATTGGTATTTCGTAGCCTTCAGACTTAATAATATAATCATTTACATTAAGTTCATCTGATCTTTTCCAGGCAATCTGCACTATATAAGGAAATTGCATGTAATCAGTTTTCCAATGCAATCCTTTAGGAACTAATCCGGTTGTTTCTATATCAAATGTTATATTCATTCTAATTATTTTAAAGTTTTTTTAATTGATCTTCTAAATATTCATTGTGAGTTTACTCCACTGTTATAAACAATTAGCCCTCGCACCGCTCTTTCAAGCATACTTTTGAAGAACATCTTTTGAGGTACTTATTGCAGAAATAAACCTGCTTAACCTCCATGCTTTCTATTCCCTTAGTGTTAGGTCTAAATTCTACTTTTTCAGTTTCTTTCGTATTCATTAATTCCGCAGTTTTGTTCTGCAAACACTCGCTGAATTGTATTCTAAATGATTTTGCCATCGCTAATAAAAGTTTATAACAATATGTATATGTAATACAGCCAATTAAGTTTAGTTTTAAGTTGAAAATATGTGCAAGGCTGTACTACACATACATTCAACGGTGTACATAAGGTAATTGTGCAATCTGGGCAAGTCCCATTAGTCATTAAGATATGTTCGTTGCAAATTTCGCAAACCGCCACTTCGTTATTTCTAACAATAGATAAACGCAATATTTCGTTTTGCATTTTACCTTTTGTTAGTTCTCCTTTATTGTATCTGTCTACAATTTTTTGTATTTCTAATCTCATAATACTGCGTTTATCATTAACATTAGCTAATTACTTTCATAATATTTTAGTTTAAGTTATTTTTTTAATAATCTTATTTCATATCCAAGATAGTTGGCATATTTTACTAATAAATCATGTGGCATTTTTCTTTTTTTAGCTTCATATCGACTCATTGTATCATCATTAACTTCTAAATGTTTTGCTGCTATTTTTTGTTTTATTTTTTGCTGCTTTCTTAATTCTACTAAACTATCTAATATATTCATTTTGTCAATTAGTTTTAGATAAACTAGTACAAATTTACAATTAAATAATTAGAATAACAAAACTTTATACACATTTTATCCCATTCCCTTTAGAACTGCAAAGAATCTATAAGAAAGTAAATCTACTAAATCAATATCCCGGCCTAAAGATTCAATTATCTGTTTACGTAAAATGATTTCAAGTTTATTATTCTCTGAATATTTATTTTGCTTAACATGCTGTAATTCCTGTTTTAATTCATCATTAGGAAACTTACATTCAACAGATAAAGTACCGTTATTGATTGATTTAATGAAATAAAAATAAAGCTGATGTTTAAAATTTTTATAATTTTCTCTGCCTATTGGTTGTTTATCTGGTTTAATTCGTAAAGCTCCATAAAAATATTTATTAAATTCACCGGTTGTATCGAAATAAACAACATCATTCATTGACTGTTTTAGCTTCATTACAGCAAGTGTTATCTTCTTTACATACTCGTTACTGTATTTCTTAAACTTAATCAATTTAAGGCCATCCCATACAGCAATTAATATATGTTTATCGGTTACTTTAATCGTTATCATTTTTAAATATATTGTTTAGATTGTTTTCATTTATTAAATCACTTGGTGAAATTAAAGGATATTCATAATAAATAAAATATCCACCAGCCTCAGTTATATGATCAAATCCACTAGACTTATCAGGTATCCCATTCTTATCATTTGGCATTCTTTCTAATGCTTCCGTATATTCTGGGCAAGTACGAGTATTTACAAAATAGTTTTTATCTCCATTGCCATTGCAAAACATCCTATTCATATTTTTTATCCGGTCTGTAACAACCGGGTTAGTTGACCTATATTTTACAATGAAACCAGCTTGTTTCAATTGCTCAATATCGGTAGTATCTGCATTAGTTGACCTATTCTTACCACTTGAATCTGGATATATTATAATTTTATTGTTTTTATAACGTTCTTTAATTACATTTATCATTGATTCAGTATCATATACTTTGGTAATTTCATCAACTGCAATAGGTTGTGATCTTATAACATGAGTAACAGCGTGCATATTTCCTATATTAAAATCCATTCCAATATACAACGTATCATTTTCTTTAAAATACTCATCTGAATGATTTTCTTTCCGGTTAAATTTATAATATACCGTTCCTGATGTTAGGTTAACAAATTCACCGTGTAAATAAGCTTTTAATTGTATATCATCGTATAACTCCCGTAAGCCGTCAATATATCCATCACCTAAATTATCAGCATTATCTAAGGTATCTAATTGATATAACTTTTTATTGATATTAGCTTGTTTAACAAAAAAATTATACATATAAGCATAACCCTCCGGGGTGCTAACAAAGTCAATACAGTTCTTTGTTGACTTTTTAAATGAGTTCCGGCTGCTTATCCTTTTAATTGCATCAATCCTCTTATTAGGGTGAACAACATCAACCTCATCTATTAACGAATATCCGACTGAATAAGAAACAATCCTGTCAGGTGTATCCATTGATCTCATCCATATCTCACCGTAAGGTGTTATTAACTTACTCTCTGCTTTATTGTGCTTATGTACGGTTTTTATGCTTTCAAATATATTATCAAATTTAGGAATTAACATATCTTCTATCAAACCATAGGTAGGTAAGTAATAAGCTATTGGAACTCCTGGGGCTTGCAGTAATTTAGTTACAACTTTAACCGATGCGGCTAAACTCTTCCCACTCTGGTATCCTCCAACTATTCCTGAATGTAAATGTTTTGATTTTATAAAGTCCTTTTGAGTTTGATGTAAACGACTTAAATTTAACTTATTGTTTTTGTCGATATATATAATATCATTCATCGAATGTTATCCCTTTTATATCTATGCTTTTAGTCTCAACCTTTTCGGCTATTTTTCCATACAAAGTATCTTTTATTTCTTTATATGCTGCAACATCTCCTTTTAATGCTTTTAATATTATGGCCAATTCAATCTTATCTTCAAATGTTCCTTTAATTTCTTTTCCACTTGTAGGGTCTTTAACTTTAGTATTAGCCTCAATCCATTGTCGTAATAATGTAGCCCTATTTTTAGTTCCTTTTGGTTTCCCTTTTGGATTTCTTATTTCTCCTTTAACAGGAGGTTTTATATTTTGAGGATTTGGCATATTTATCAAATCAATTTCAAATCAATTAAACAAAATTATAAATTATTTATATCATTTCAAAATTATAAATTCAAATAATCTTCATTTGTCTCATTTCCAGATAAATAAACTCCTTTGTTATGAATTAACAAATCTTTTTTAATATAAAATTTATCATTCATATTTGATTGTCTTAATATTCTAACTGATTCAAATATAAATTTTGACCAATCAATTGATTTATCAATTCCTTTATAATTATTTATTTTACCTATTTTAACATGATCAATAAACTCAACTACTTTTGATAGTAAATTTAATGACTGTTCTGGAAATATAACAGGCTCAAAACTTGCCCAGGTTTTTATCCCATTATTTGCTAATATTTCTAATATATTAATTCTTTCAATTGGTAAGGCTGCCCCAGATTCCCAATATAAAGAATCTTTATTATTGTCAAATGTTAATGTAGCACCTATTTTAATTCTACTACCAAATAATTTAATAAGTTCTAAATCTTTTAATATATTTTTACCCCCCTTAGTAAGGATTGCCACTTTGTGATTATACTTATTTAAAATTGTTAATACCTTAGTAGTTATTTCAGGATTAATACCACAATAAGGGTCTCCGGTAAATGAAAGTAATATCTGATGACATCCTTTATTTTTTTGTGCAGATTTTTCAAGTTCTTTAAATCCTTTTTCATCTGGAATAAAAATAATTTTATGATTATAATTACTATTAAATCGTCCTAACATGTTGGGAACATAACAATACTTACAATTATGAGGACATCCTTTGTAATAATTCAGTGCTAATGGGCTATATTCTCTTGCCCTACCTGTTGGTTCATAAATTTTCATATATTTATATATTAAGTTTGAAAATAAAAATAATTTTTTCTGTCAATAAAATATCCCTATCCTCTGAGTATTATTTTGTAAAACACCGTCTATATAAATATGATTTAGTAATAAGTTTTTTGTTTTTTCACTTACGTTTTTTTGTTTATTCCTTCTTTTATTTCTTTTCTTTAGTTCCTATTTAGATATTATGTTCCCCGTCATCAATCCACTCAAACCCGGCGGATTCTATTTTAGCATATTTTTTAGGCATTCCCATATTTTCTGCAAATACATTAGAAAAATCTTGTAAAAAATGAGCTGTTTTAATTACGTTTTTTAGATCAATCAGAAAATTATCTAAATTATTTTTATTAGTACACTTTATCATATCTTGTACTGTATTTATTTGGTGTTTTTTATTTTTTTTCATGTAATTTTATAAATATTAATTTTTCATATTATTTAAGTAAATAACCAAATTATTAAACCTATAATAATTAATGCACATCCAAATATTAAATATCCTAATTTTTGATCTTCATTTACATTGTTTAAAGGTATAATTTTTTTAATGAAAAAACTATTTAACACATCGTCTTCATGCCCAGCTGGTAAATTATATTCCTTTATTCTTTTTTTGCTTTTTATAAAAAACAACTCTCTAACATATTCTTTTGATATTCCACACATACGCTCAACGCCTTGCTGGCCTCCTATTTCATAATATATGTCGTAATAGTTATTCATAATTTTTAAAATAAAGTGGAGTAAACGATAATCTCTATTGCTTACGATTGTAAATTATTTGGTTTCTCCACTTTTATTTAATTTATTTGTGATTCATCAAAATGCGTTTCAATTGCTTTAATACAATTTTTCGCATCAATGTTGAGGCTTAATCTTTCATTATTCAATCTTACAGCGTCTTTAGTACTCAGCTCTTCAATTGCTTTTAAAACAACTTTAATTTCTTTCTTAAATTGTTTTTTCTCTTTATCATTAAATTGTTGTGCCATAATTAATTAATTTTTAAGTTTTGGTAATGTAAATTTTTTATTTCTGCTAATTCCAAATCTTTTTCTAATTCCTCAATATCTAAATTTCCAAATGTAGGTATTGGAGGCTCAATTAAAATCGAATTTTTTAAATATCCAGATAATTCAAAATAATATTGAATCCTTTCTAAATGCCAATCATAACCACATCCACTCAATGCTTTGTTATTTTTTTGATAACATGCCCAGTCTATATGATAATCTATAAGTGATTGGGTTGTCTTTATTAAATACTGCTGTTTTTTAGTATATTGCATTAATTTAAATAAATTATTTCAATTTCTCCTTTTTTTAATATATCAGTTTTTAAAAATACATTACCATCTTCATTAGTTATTGGTATTATATATTTTACCATTAATGGCTTTTTATCATCACCTATTATTATTTCCCTTAAATCATAAACTTTTTTATTCTTTAAATTTCTAACCTGTATTTGCATGGTGAATTTTTTTTATATCAAAAATATATTTATGCCTGTTATTATTATAAAATCTGTAAATTAAATTATCACCATAAAGCTCGGTTATTAAATCCATTAATAACTTGCTATTTTGGAAATTATCTATTAGCCTTATTAAAGCTTCCTGTTCTTCTAGGTTTTTAATCATTATTTTATAATGAAAGTATCAGGTTTTGCAATATATAATTCTCCGCATCTTAAACATTTACGTCTAAATGGCCTGCAATTAGGTTTTATTAAATAAGTTTTTCTTAATGTTGCTATTCCGGTAGTAAACTCATCTACATATACGCATTTACATGAATCATAAGGATATTTTTTTGTGTAAATAATATCTCTTAAATAAAAAATTCTGGAAGGAATATGATTTTTACAAATTTCTTTCTTGCCTATTGTATCACCTTCAAATATATAAATTTGTTGAGAATACATTTTATTAGCCAATAAAAGCCATAAAATTATTACAAATAGGACTATTGCTAAAATTTTATATGTATTTATTCTAAATTGCATAGTTCAAAAATATAAAATATTAATTAGAATTGCAAATTTAATAATTATCGGTTACAAGTTTTAAACCATTAAATTTATAAATTTTTAATTTTCGTTTTATTGCCCCCTGATAGCTTATATTTTCATCTTTGGCATATTGTGATAATGTTTTAATATTTAAAATAATAGCAACGTGTTCAAAAATTTGAACCAAATCATCATTATTTAGCTCTCCCTTATGAATACATGCAAATAATCTATCTTTTATAATAAGCGATCTATCAGACATTTATGTTAAGTTTAAAATTTTGAACTGACTTTATACAATTGTTAGCGGCAAGCGAAGAAAGGCTTCGGCATTGGCTTCCAATATATTATTTTATTACTTGGTGGTGGACTGCTTTTATATCTATTTTCCCACTTCTCACTACCATCGGTAAATTTAAAGTGCATTAAATGGTGTATTGTTCTGTTTTCAAGCATTACAATATATTCTGCTGTCATATCTGTTTGCGGTGGATAAAAAATATATGAACGCCAGCCGCTAACAAGCAATATAAAAAATGCCTTAAAGTGTGCTAAAATTGAAGTTCTTGTTTTCATATTTACTTTATTTTTAATTGATAAATTAGTTCTTTGTAGTCGGCACTTTTCATATTGCCGACCATTAGGCAACATAATGCGCTACTGCTGCCATCCAAAGTATATGTATAACGTTATCAACTATCACATGCCCCCAAAATTTGCTAAAATCATTCTGGAATTTACCAGTCACCCTGCAAAACCAAGCTACAAAATGTGTTCGGTCTTGTATGTAATGTTGTACTGCAATAAGCAATAGTTGTATTAAACTTAGTTCTGTAAATATAAACGGTATCATGTACGTTAAAATGTGTACACTACACGCAAAGTCGCTTTTCTTTTTGTTACCTGCCATCCAATCATTTTGTAGCAAGTAGTCACCTATTAAGTGGGCTAATATCCAAGGCAAATTTAGTCCTATCATAATTACGTTGCCTAACAATAAATATAGCAAATAGCCAAGTTAGGCGTGCATTTGTCACTATCTGCGTGTTTATAATCATTTTACTGTATTCAAAGTTTGTGCTATTTATGGCTACTTGCCATATTCTCAACGTTAGCAAACATTAAAACGATTTGCTAACACGGTATATAACCAATGCTTACCGTGTAGCTTCGTATTAAGTTTCTGCAAGTGCTTTAAAAATTTTGCCAACGCTCTTTAATTTTTTTCAAAAATTATTTTTTAGTTTCATCACAAATATTATATTTTGGACAATAAGTACATGGCTGTGGAGGTTTTAAAAAATCATCATTTTTTACAGTAAAAAATTCATATAAGTCTTTGCATAAATATCTATCACACTTTAAAGGCATTCTTTCACCTCCATTTTTAATTATTGATTTTATTCTTAATTTACCATAACGCCAAGGTGATTCTAATTTATATGAATACATTTGTATATTTTTTACTTTACAATAAAAATCTATACTTAAATACTCACCATCTTCAGATGTTTCAGTTTCTTTTATTAAATGTTTACAAAAATTAAAACACGAATGTTTATTATTAGGATTTTCTTTACATGCTTTTTCGTGTTTTATGCAATCATTTGACCTTTTATAAATTTTATTACAGTAATCGCATTTAAAAGCTTCTATTTTTTCCATAATTTATTTATATTAATGTTAAAAAATGCCCCCTAAAAATTTTTAAAACAGGAACTCCTGTTCTCGTATCGAAATTTGTAGGTTTATTCGCACTGGTCATATACCCACCGTTATGTACAAGCGCAAAGCAGTACATCTAATAAAGTTCAGTGGGAGTAATTTTATTATTTTTTCTTCCTACCTCCTCTTTTAACATCAAGTTTTCTAACTTCTAATTGCCAATCTAAATGTATCGGAAATTTTTTACCTTTTAAAGTATGATAATTATAACCTAATTCATCACACATAATTTTTAAATTACCAAACGGCATAATTTGCTTTTTATACCAATCAATATATAGTATTGTTTTCATTTTTATTTTCCCAAAATATTATTGATGATTCAAATGGATATATAACTCTTGCTTGATGTTTTCCACATTTAATACATTTTCTTTCAGAAGGAGTTATCATAATCCATTTATGTCTATGTAATAATTTCATATTTGTGTAGCTTTTAAATTACTTAAATCTGGAAAATTTATTAAACAATTGAGTTTATTAATCGCTCTGTGTTTTGCATTATCTTTAGTTGTGGCATCAATAAACATTGTTTTTCCTTCTGGAAATAATTTTTGAGCAAGTTTACAATTTCGCCCCTTACTACTTAATTCTACTGCAAATGTTTTCATATATTATGTGATTTTTTTAATTATACGTAAATATAGTTATTATGTTTCTAATAAACAAGAATTATAGTGTTTATTTTTCTATTTTAATTAAAATATTTTTGCCATCACACAAAAAATAATAAAATTACCTTTCTTCGTAGCGTGCTAAGTGGCTGATAATGCGCCAGTACATAACACGCAATAAAGCACATTAAAACGATGCCTTATTGCTGTCCGTTGTACGCAATAAAAATTACTTACGTACTAGTATATTTAATGGTTCTTTGCCTTTTCCTATCAAATATTTATCTACCGCAATTGCAGCTTCTCTTTCTGTATCATAAGTTTTTCTGCAAACATTTGGCAGTGTTATCATCCAGTAATTTTTATCAGTAGTTTGAGCACACTGCTGTACATATTTGTATTTACTTTTTCCGTATTTTGTTGTCTGTTGTGCCATAAGTCGTAATTTTAAAAGCGTACAACACGCTGTATAGTTAATAAGCCGGATAGTTTTGTGCGTTGATTTGGGGCTGTGTGGTCGGCTTACATAACCATACAGCCATCCATTATAAACAAGCGTAAATAAGCACACCTAAGATTAAACCAACTACAAAACCTACAATTCTGTTATTTATTGGATCGTTCCAAAAACGCCAGTTTATAACATTTTGTAAATGCAAGCCGTTTGCGCTCGCATCAGCTTTCACAGCCGCACTATCTAAACTATCAAATACGGTGTCTTTAATCTCATCCCATATTTCAGGTTCGTGTTTTTTAATCAACCTTAATAATTTAAAGTAAGTTTCTCCATTCATTGAAACTCCGCTAATTGTCACTTTTACATCTTTAATATCTGCCATCGCTCGGTTATTTATAATTTATATTCACGTTCATAATTTTGTGCTATTTTCAACAACGGCCAGCACTTACAAGTTGCCGTTAGCGGCAAGCTGGCCTCCACAATTCAAATTTATCCATTAATCCGTCATCCCTCATCACCTTACCTACTCCTATATATTCAGCTTCTACCCAATCTATATTTCCTTTATATCTAATTCTATCACCTATTTCTGGCTTTTCATCTTCAATATTCAGCCAGCCGCTAACATGCGGTATAGGTAATTTGCCGTCCTCCGATTTAAGTTTGTGCAAATCTGCCAAAAAATTATCAACTAATTCTTTTGTTTCAAATCCTTCCAATGCTTTAGAAAGATTTTCATACTTTGTTATTAATTTCTGTATCATAATTTTTTTAAGTTAAGTATTTCAATTCAAGTCTGGTGCGGTGCGTGGGGCAAACATACCCATACCGCCAGCCGTTAGGCACAATGGTAAGTTGCACCTTTCTTCCATTCCTCCACACGCTTTTGTGCTGCCTCTAATGTTTTAAAGCTTTTACTAAATGGTTGTAGTATCGGCCAAGTTTGTATCACACCACCCCACGCATTTGTTCTGTACCAACTCCATTCTTTGCGTTTCCACCAAAGCATTCCTTTTTCTTCATATCCTCGTATTTGTATCTCAAATGCTCCGCAATATTCTCTAATTCTATATTCTACTTCTTTTTTCATAAACCACTGTGCCTAACAATAAATATAGCAAATAGCCAAGTTAGGCTTGTATTTGTCACTATTTGCATGTTTATAATCATTTTACTGTATTCAAAGTTTTGTGCTATTTATGGCTACTTGCCATATTATCAACATTAGCAACTATAAATTGCCTTCAATAAATCTATCTACGTGTCTTTCTGGTATGTACAGGTGCATTTCCTCGTCCTCATTAATCCATTCACGAAAGGCAATTAACAGTTCCCTTCGGTTGCTAACAACGGGTATAGCAAATAATTTTACTATCTTTTCTGTGTAATTGTTAATACTTTCTTGTATTTCACCAATTGTATTATCTCTCTCGGTAATCTGATTCTCAAATTCAATTAATAATTTTTTTACTTCTTTTTTCATAATATAGTTTTTTAGTGTTTCAAATCCGTAAAATTACATTGCCATACCCAAAACGTTATAAAACATTTGCCAACCGCACTATTGTTGTCAATTTAATTTCTTCTTTTTTCAGTGGACATTCATTTGGGATATTTCCGTCACGGCTATTCTCGTGTGTTATTATCATACACTTGTATGGGTCTTTAAGCTTTTCAAAATATGGATGACCACATTTCATAGCATTTCCTGATGTCGTGTAGAATGGACATTCATTCCAACATCCTTTTACTTTTTTGGTTTTCTTTATAATTTCCATCGTTAAAAACGTTTTATAACAACGTATAAAATTAATTGCTACGTTATTGGGTTATTTAATGTATTTACTTTTAATCAATTTTTAGTAGTTTGCGAAAGTCGTGCATCTAACACGCAACTAATCTTATACCAACGTTATACACAAGCGTAAGAAAGTTTCGTTCATTTAATCAACACCTGTGCAACCTTGCCATAATTATTTTTTGCCTTCGCTCTTACAATTTTTCAAATTGTTTAGGAATTGGTTTAATGGTTCTTCCCAATGTTTAGCAAGTTTTTGAGAGCCGTTAACAGCTTTTACTAAAGTAGTGTCGGGCATCTTTAATTGTCGTTCTATTCCTCTAAGGCTTAACGAGTCTTTATTTTTTCTTAGCCATTCTAACATGAAGCTCCGCTTAAATAGTTAGCCATATTGCATGTATCAAATAATGATGCAGGTTTTTTAATCCTTTCATTATTTTCTTCTAATCCTTTTAGGATCCATTCTAATTTTTGAATGTCTTGTATTTGCTCCATTATCGTAATTCTGCCTTTACTTTCTCCTTCGCTACCAGTTTTATGAACTAAACACACAACACCACCAACCGAAACATAAGCACCTATTATTTCATATTGGATTAAATCATCTTCAATATAATCAACCCAACCGCAACTACAATAAGCGTTTGTTTTTATACTATTATTAATAATACGCTCAGCCTCATTACACATTAGCTTGATAAGGGCTTGTTTTGCTTCTTTAATTTCAGTTTTCATAATCTTAGTTTTTCGTTAAACAATATCCAAATATAAGGGTAATATATTTAATATCCTAATATAAAGGTAAAAAAAGAACCCCTCCCTAAAAAATAATTATTACTTCCGTGTTTCAAATGTAGGTAAGTGATTAAACGCCAGTGTATAACAACGCATAAAAATAAAAGCCTTTGGAAGCTTATTATTTCAAATTAACGTTGTAGTGTCGGCTTCAATTCTTATGCAAACCGTTAGGTTTCATTTGCCACCGCCACACGGTTATCAGACTCCCACGCCTCAATTGCAAAATGCTGTGACCGTATGTAGTTTTCATGACTACGATAGCCACATTTAGAACATTCAAGCCTAAAAGCAACACCGTTAAACGAACTGCCATTGTCTCCACATTCTTTGTCTATTTCTGCTTCTCCTCCGCATTTTTTACATGGTATTTTTTCTGTACTCATAATCTTGTTTTTACCCCACCGCACAAAACGAAAACCTAACAATTTATATATTGCAAATTTTTTAGTAATTGTAGGTGAGTGGTTATTAATTTATTTTATCTCTAATTGTTAATTTATCTCATTCTGGTTGCAAAATTCGACAACATATAAGTTGCCGTTAGCAGCCATACAAGGCTACTTTTCATATCTTATTGCTCTGTCTTTCATTATGTGCCCACACTCAATGCATGGCTTTTCAAACCACACTTTACCATCATGCTTACATCCTTTACATACAGTTATTTCAACCTTAGTAGTACGGCTGCTAACAATATGTTTAGGTAATTGGGATTTTGTGTTATCTTGTTTCATTGCATTTCAATTTTAAGTTTATCAATATTTGGTAGGGTAGTGCAAGTAATCCCAACTACCCAAACACTCAACATTAGGGCGAATTAAGCCGACTTAATAAGTTTAAGGCTATCTTCACCAAAACCCGAAAAAGAATTGAAATTATAGCAGGTGTTTGCTTTTACAAATGCTTTCTGCCAAAGTTCCATCCCTTTGCTTCCAAGTACATATAATGGAGTTCCGTCACAATCTCTAACGCATCCAATTATATACAGTCTCATTCCTGCATATTCACAATCTTCATCCCAAGCTATAATTTCAACCAAGTCATCTACTTTATACTTGTGCTGTTTAGCGTTATTTTCTTCTCTATAAGTTTTCCCAGTTTTCGGGTTTTTAAGGTCTGCAATATTTATAAGTTCCATATCTAAAAATTAACTCGCCCTAACAATAAATAAACCCAATATGGCAGGGGCAAGGTTCTGCCATTGTTTAAAGTTCGGTAGGCTGCCAAACTGTGTTTATTAAAACCGTTGTGTGTAATACTACTTACTAAGCTCAATTAAGCAATTCTTTAGTATTTCAAACGCATCCTCTTGCGCTGCTTCTGTTGTGGAAAATCCAGCCCCACGCTCACTCGGTTCATGCAAGCTTTCTTCTAACACTTGCAATGCTTTTTCGGCAGCATCTTCTATTGCGTTATCCACACGCTCACGCTCTTCAATTTCTTCCATAGCTATTCCATAACCTTCCCAGTTATCTACTCCAGCGCATTCCAACGCACGCATTTTAGCTTCAATCAACTCTAATTCTTTTAATCTACTTTTTGAAATTTCCATTTTATTTAAGTTTTGCGGCTTAAAGTACTACACACAACAACGTATATAGTTAAAAAGCCATGTTAATATTCGTTCATTTAATCAGCGTTTGCAGTTGGCTTTCAAACCATATACCAACGTTAGCGGTAATTGCTACACCACTATCGGCTCTTCGCAAAATGGACATTCGCCAATCTGTATTACTTTTGTTTTGTAGAAGCTCCACGCACTAGCCCTATCAATTTCACTTTCGGTTATTGGTGTATACCAGTTTCCAGAAACTTCGCCTGTAATATCATAATATCGTCCATTGTATTTAGTTATTACGTGGTCTTTTTCTTTGCTTATAAAAGCCTCACTTTCTGGGAAGAATGTTTTTAGCAACAAGTGAAATTGATAACACGCACCATTCATATAAATCATTTCAATATACCTATCTGTTTGGCGAAGTGCGTTAATAAACCGCAACATACCGCTAACAATACCTATATTTAATTGGGCGTTTACTGCCTCTTCAAACTCTTTTGCTTCCATTTTGCTTTACTTTATATTGATAATTTAGTGCTATTAATGCCCAACTAAACATAGCCGAGCCGTTAGCAAACATTTATAAACCGAATCGTTCAGGTTTATAAATTTCGTGCTTCCAATCTTTTAAATGAGTTTCAGTACTCTTTTTAATTTTTGCGTGTGCAGGTATTTTTTGGTCAGTAAGCAAACATTCGAATATCAAGCCAGTAAATACCTTAGGAGCTGTATAGTCTTCTAACCAGTAAACTATTCCTATTTCTAAATTTTGTGTGTAGTGCATAATAAAACGATTTGCTAACACAACCTATACACCATAAAGCGATATAGTATTGTATTAAGATTAAACATTGTGCTCTTTTTGCTATGTCTATTTTTGGCATGAGTATTTTTTAATTTTTATTTATTAATAAGATATTATTTTTACCGGCTTCTTTACCTGCATAATAAAATTCTAAAAATTTAGTAAAAAATAACATATCAAATTCTTTTCGTGTAAATTTATTACTTATAGTTTCATAAACTTCGTCCATAAATTTAGTTATATCAAAACATTATTTTTCTTCAAAAAAATTAAAACATGTCATTTTCGAATTCTTTATTTACTTCTAAATAATTATCAAATATTACAATATCTTCAACATCCCATTTTGTAAGACTATTATCATTAACCTTTACTATTATATCATCTAACATTCCATTCCTATGTTTAGATATTATAATTTCGACAATATTAACAAGCGAATTACCCTCATCATCTTGAAAAATTCCATATTTTTCAGGCCTATGTAAAAACATTACAATATCTGCATCTTGCTCAATAGCTCCTGATTCTCTTAAATCAGAAAGCTGAGGTCTTTTACTACTTCTGTTTTCAACACCTCTGTTCATTTGGCTTAATGCAATAATAGGTATATCTAATTCTTTTGCCAAAACCTTTAGCCCCCTGGATATACTTGATATTTCTTGTTCTCTACTTTTTTTATTTTGTTCATTCGAATTTGTCATTAATTGAATATAATCAATTATTATCAATTGAATATCATATTTCATTTTTAATCTTCTTGCTTTAGCCCTTAATTCCATTAAAGATAATGCCGCCGTATCATCTAAATATATAGGCAAATCGACTATTTTGTTTAAATGATTATCCAATATTTCCCATTCTATATTACCATCTCTTAAATTAGTTGGTGTATATTCTGAATCAATACACATTAATCGCCCTGTTAATTGATTTGTTGACATCTCTAATGAAAATAAAGCAGTTGGCACATTTGAATTTTTAGCACAATTAAGCGCATAAGCAGTTTTTCCCATTGATGGCCGAGCTGCTATAATTATTAAATCAGTTTTTTGCCATCCTGAAATAATTCTATCCACCCTTGTTATACCAGAAGGAATACCAGTTAATTTATTTTTTTGCTTTTGTATTATTTCGATTTCTTTAATCTTATCTCTTATAGCTTCTTTTAAAATAACGGCATCTTTTTTAATATTAAAATCAGTCACTTGATATAATTCATTTTCAGAATAATCTATTAAATCTTCTAATTCAATTGATTCATCAAAGGCCATATTTTGTATGGCCGATGAAACCCTTATTAATTCCCTTTGTATAAATTTCTGATAAATAATTCTAGAATGAAACTCTATATTTGATGCAGAAGCAATACTATTAGTAAGTTGTATAATATAAAAAGGGCCACCAATTTGATCTAATTTGCCTGATAATCTTAATTGTTCTGTTATTGTTAATATATCAATAGGATTTGACTTTGTATTTAATTCTATTGCAGCTTTATATATTATTTGATGAGCTTCTTTATAAAAGCTATCTGGTTTTAAAAAATCACATATTTCATAAATAGCATCTTGTTCTAACATTAAAGCTCCTAATACAGCTTCTTCCATATCCACAGCTTGCGGAGGTATTTTACCTGATTCAAAATAATTATTCATTT